ATGGGTTACCTATTATTTGGAAAGGTGATTTTGCTTCAGCACCTTCTAATCCTTCAACAAATTGGGCTTATCGAAATACTTCATTGGGAATTGCTTATGTATATGATGGAGCATCATGGCAAATTATGGTTCAGGATGGGATTCCTGGTGCAGACGGATTACCCTATACCCAAGGTCTAGCATCAGCATTACCTGCTACTTGTATAGTCCCTACAATATATTATGCAACGGATACGTTGACTTATTATGGTTGTACCACGGCAAGTAATTGGAGTAAATTATATGCAGTAGGGACTGCAGGTCAATATGGAACATGGCAAAAATCAAACGGAACAAATACAGTTACTTCCCCAGATGTTAGTAATTATCCTTATGGGTGGAATACCGCAGGAGCATCACCTCATGGGTATTATTATGATGGTTCAACAAATAATGCTGTGCAATACATAACAGCTATATTAAATGGAATTAATGCTTTAACTTGGGTAAGTGGATCTCCTCACGTTACGATGACAGGAGCAGGAACTTTTGGATTGGATACAAATACATATTGTGTTTCTGGTTCTGCTTGTTCTGGATATCAAGCTACTCTTGGAGCAAATGCTTATGACCCTTATGGAGCTGCCGCCAATATTACCCTTGCAAGTCTAGGAATTGTTTTGGGTGTAGGCGCAAATGATGTACCGCAAATGACCTCTGCCGGTAAATACCCTGCGGCGGACGGTTCTTTAATAACAAATTTTACTTCCGGACAAATAGCAGCAGGGAACGGATGGGTAAATGGTGGACTTGCTCCAGTGTCGGGAAAGCCTCTCATGGCCGGTACAGGCGCAAATGCTTCTACAGCAAATATTACTTTACAGGGTACTGCAGGCAGCACGTACAACCTCGATACGATGGGTGGTGGGCTTGTTGAGCAGATAGTTGCTATATTTGACGGAGGCGGAGCTGTCATTCCAGTAAATTCGATTGCATATGTCCATCGAGATTATGCAATTTCTTCAATCAATGAATGGACGGTCACCTGCAACGCCGAAGACGCGACACCAATAGTAATTGATGTTTTTGGACAGGCATATTCAGCCAGTTCCTTGCCGTCTTCTACACTATGCAGCACAGGAACAAAGCCCACAGGAGGCGGGGCGTCAGCCTATGGAAATCAAGCCACATGGAACTGCGGTACCACATCCAGCGCGGCAAACTATGACTATGCTTTTAAAGTGACCACAGCACCGAGCACATCTACATGGTGTGTAGTAACACTGAAAGTGACGAGGTAATAATCATGAAAAAAATACTCTTATTAATAATCATTTTATTTTTCTTCATACCATCACAGCTTTGGGCTTATACTTGCACCGCTACAAAAACCGGCAACTGGTCAGATTCAACTGTATGGTCTGGATGTAACTCTACAATTCCTCAGGCCGGAGATACTGTCGATTTAGTATCTTATACCGTTACATGGGATTCACATGCGAGGATTCCAGATACTTCTGGCTCATTAGCTTTGATGGAATCATCTGCTGGTGGTCAATTTGCTTTAAACTTGAGTTCTGCATTTTGCAACTCTGGATGTTCGCTTAATGTTACTACATTTAACGATGGTACAAATAGCTTAGGTACCTATTTGATTACAGGGACGACGAGCAATGTGCTGACAATTAATACAGGGCTAAACTCCAATTCTCAAGGTATCATATTAACTTCTGGTCAATATATGTTTGAAGATTCTAGCACTGGTACCATTAATATAAACGGAGATTTAACCGGAGGCTCGAATAGAGGATATGAATGTTTTACTGCTACTGGAGCAGGTACAATTAATATCACTGGAAATATAAATACCGGTCTTGCTGCTTACGGGACAGCAATGGTATTTATCATGGGCGGGGGAACTCTCAATGTTACTGGGAATGTGATTGGGGGTTCAGGTGCAGGGGGTGTAGATGCGATTTTTACTACTAATGGCACAATATCTGTTATAGGAAATGTCTCAGGTGGATCTACTGTTGGATCACAACCGCGAGATGGATATGCGACTTTTGGAATAAGCTCCAATGGTAATAGTGTAACTGTAGTAGGAAATGTAACTGGGGGTTCGGGAAATTATAGCGGTGGCATCTTAATGGCTGGTGGGACATTATCCGTTACAGGAATTATAACCGGTGGGACTGCTTTTGGGGCTGTTGGAGTATATTATTATGCTCCAAGTAACCAAGTCACATTAGGTACGGGGACTCTTCTTGTGCAAGGAAGTGGTGCTTCAGCTTATTTTGGACCGTCCCCAGCATGGACTAGTTCGTCATCGAATAAAGTCCAATTTTATCAAGGCGCATCTTTTAATCAACCCGCAAATACGACATTTAGTACTGGCGGAGGCGGTTCTTCCGCACACTCGACAGCGTATTAATGGGGGTAACAAAACCTTGTAAAACAGTTTTTCAGGATTATCGGCAGGCAGTTATACGGTAACGCCGAGCAAGACAAATTATACTTTTAGCCCGACATCTTTAAACGAAACGGTAACATCAAGCAATATTACAGGTGCTAATTTTACGGCAAGTGTAATTGTAACATCGTTTACAGGTGGAATGTTTGGGGATGGTATATTTTCAACAGGTAGTTTAAGAAATTAAGTAGGAGATAAATTATGTATTTTGAAATATGTAAGATAATTAGGGATGAGAAAGATAATTTACAGGGGGATTTTGGTAAACTGTATTTTGACACAAATTATTTTTGTGAAGTATTACAACCTGACGTATTGGATGAAACACAAACTCCTTCACGATTTCATCTTCCTGCAAATGATGAAGCTAATCCTTATTATGAATGTGTAAGGTATAATTCACCAAAGCATGGTTGGACATTTGTAATACAACGACCTACAACTCCTTATTATGTTGATGGTCATAGCTTCCTTGAGTTCCATGCTGGGAATATTGTTGAAGACACATTAGGTTGTACTATAATGGGAAGTACCCGTGATAAAGTAAAAGGCGAACGTGCTGTTCTTAATTCAGGCAATACCTTTAAGAAATTTATGACTGTTCTTGAAGGCATTGACAAGTTTCAACTTATTGTTGTTGATAATTATGTGTGAGGTGCTTTATGAATATATTATTACAACCGGGAGATGTGTTTGCAACAAGAAATCCTCAATCACTAGGTAAGTTGATTACTTTTGTTGAAGCAATAAGATGCGAAAGTAAAACAGCAGAGTATTCTCATGCTGGTATTATTTTGGATTCTCAAGGAAATACTTTTGAAGCTGTATGGAATATTGAGCAACAAAATTTATTTACAGCTTACAAAGGAAGTAGAGTTATTATTGCTCGTTGGGAAGGAATGAATGTTGAAAACTTTCGTAAAGGTTGGGATGCTGTAAAAGGTGAAAATGGTAAAATTTATCCCTATTGGAGATTACTATTACATTTAATAGGGTTGGCAAGATGGATTCATTTGGGTTCAGACACGGTTTGTTCTGAATTAGCTGAAAAGTTTTTAATCAATGCAGGGTATACAATGGGATTAGCTAAAAAGAATTGGTGGGGATTAACACCACAAGAGTTAGTTGATGAGTGGAATATTTCAAAGTATATTAATATTATTTTTGAAGGTGAAATATGAAAAATTTATTATTTATAATATTTGTGTTATTCCTTATGAGTTGTTGTGAATCACATGCTCAAAAAGTTACATTTATTTTATTTTCTGGTTTAGGGGCACAATCAGATAAAGTGTATAAAGCTGAAGGTAAATTAATTATGGGGGATATAGCTGATGCAATAGGATTAATTTATAATGTAAAACTTATTAAATTATGCCCATGTGAAGATAAAGATATGTTGTTATTGAAGCATGGTTTTTACTATTTGGAATTTGATGATTTATTTCATAAAGGAACATATATAGAATTAGTAAGAATGTTCAGTGGAACAGAACAAAATTTTTGTGAATCATATAGTTTAGGAATGAATAAAGATGCATTAGAAAGTTTGGAAAAACATAAGGTGATGTTAAGTAATTAACAATTTAGTAACCAACTTAAACAAAGGGAGAATGATTATGAAAAAGTTAAAGAGTGTTTTAGCAGTAGCAATGGTCGTTTGTTTTTTAACAGTAAGTGGTTGTAGTGCAATATCAAGTATATTAAGTAATCCGCAGACACTGATTACAATTGCTACAGATTTAGGTGGTTTGATTGCTGTGGTGTATCCTTCATTAGCTACGCAGATAGTTAATAATGCGACATCAGCACAAGCTACTACAAATACAGCAGTTGTAACTGTTCAAACAGTTGATGTCAGTTTGCAAGCTTTACTAACCGCAATTACAGCAGCAAACAATGCAAATCCTAACAGTAACTTTGCTACAATAGCTGGTGATATCAATACAATATTATCTGATACGTCATTGGGGGCAAGTGATGCAGAAGCTGTGTTGAATGGTTTTATTAAGGGATTGTCTTCTGGTATGGCAAGTAAAACTTCACTTAAGCTTAAGAAATTGAGTAATGTAAAACTTACACCGCAGCAGATTATAATTGCTTTGCAAAATTTAAAATAGTAGGTGAATTATGATTTACAAATTAGGTCGACAGCCAAGAAAGTTTAATCCAGCAGTTCCGCATATGAGTTCATTAAGAAGTCTTGCTACTTCAATTACACTTCCTGATGAATTAAATTATGCAGATGGGATGATACCTGATTTAGGAATAATGCTTAATGATACATTAGGTGATTGTACTTATGCAGGATATTATCATGCCCTTCAGCTTTGGAGTTTTCATACTAATAAAAAAGATGGTATGATTACAGAAGTGGATAACGATGTATTGTCTTTGTATCAACAAGCATGTGGTTATAATCCATCAGATCCAAATACTGATCAAGGTGGAAATGAGCAAGATGTATTATCCTACTTGTTAAATACTGGTGCCCCCACTGGTAATCAACAACAGACACGACATAAGTTAAGGGCATTTGTAGAAACAGATCCTAGAATTATTACGGATTTGAAACGTGGAATCTATGAATGTGGTGTTGTTTATTTAGGAATTGATGTCCCCACAAATATTGTTCCTGACAATGCCCCTTCTCCCAGTGTTTGGGATTACGTTCCTAACCAACAGATAGAAGGTGGTCATTGCATAATTGCAGTAGGGTATCAAAAAGATGGGAGTTTAATAATAAGTTCATGGGGGCAGTTATATCTATTAACTCCAGCATTTCAATCTCATTATCTTGATGAGGCATATCCTTTGTGTGATATTGATTGGATGGATGAAAAAGGATTATCACTTTTGGGAATGTCTGTAAAAGATTTAGAAGCACAGATGGTTTATTTAAAAAAGGAGGCGTAAATGAAAAAGTTTTGGTTAATTATTCTATCTATCATATTAATGGTTGTTTACCCATTAATTGTCTTCGCATCAACTATGCAGTTTTTCTGTAGTGAAATGTTTGACAATGATTGGTGTAGTTGGGTGATGACTAATTACTCAACAATCATTACTGCTGTTCCCATTTTGGTAGTCAGTATTTTAAAATTAATAGCAGTATTCAATCCTGCTATTGTTTCAAATAGTTTGGTTGATCAAGTACAGGCATGGTTCACACCAGTGAATAAACCTACTCTTAAGAGTAATGTTGGTGATGGAGAAAAAACTATTTAATTTTTGGGTGAGTACCTCAGTGAAATATCTGAGGTACTCAAAAATAATGTTCATAAGGAAATAAATGATGATGACTTTAATAGCTTTTGCAGAACAATCAGTAAAAACAACACAATTAACTACAAGTTCCAGTACAGGAACACCAGCATTACTAAATTTTTCATGGGAGAATCTTGTTACATTTATTGTTTGTTTTTTATTGTATTATATTTTTTCACCAATCATTGTTGAAAAGTATAAAAAAGTGATTGATGAAAAAGAAAAAGAAAAAGAAGGTAAAAGAGTTGAGGCAGCAGATATAATTGCAAAAACTTTAAAGGAAAGAGATGAAGCAAGAAATCAGATTGAAACAGATTGGCATAATACAGTTATTGCAAAATTTGTAGAACAAGATAAAAAGCTTACACAATATTGCAGAGGAAATTTTAATGAACATGATGGTATGTGGAAAAGAATAAATTCACATAGTCATCTTGTTGATTGCCCAGATCCAAAATGTCATGGTGTCACTATTGGAAAAGTTGTTATTACAGAAGATGATAATGCTCAAAGTAGAAGACAAGGAGATTTTAGTTAAATGCTTTTACGAGATCTAAAAAGAGTAAGTAATGGAAGAGTTTTAAATTACGATTCTGAGGAAGCAGATATCAGAACAATTTCACAATTTTCTTATCCTGTCTTTGCTATGTGTGCACCTACTTATGTTGATGCAAAAAATTCTTTGACTGGTAAAGGAAAAGAAATTAATTATGAAAAGTTTATTGGTGATTGGATTAATCTTTACCATCTACTTTCGTTTGAATCACTGATTTTATTAATACCACCAAAAGAGGGACTTACATTTCAGACGTATATGAAAGCATTTGTTTATTTACCTCATTTAGACAATGTTGTTATTCTTAGTAACTTTGGTAATTGGAATAAGTATCTTGGAGAAGAGATTGTTGCAAGTGATACCCTAATTGAAAATGGATATAAAGTGATTAACGCCCCGTTCAGGTTTAATGGATATAATAATTTAAAACATCTTAAAGGAAATATTTACTTTGGTGGTGTTAATCAATTTGTTGATAGTAGAATATATGATTGGCTTGAAAAAACTTATGGATTGCGAATAATTCGTATTGAATTAAAGAATGATTCATTAAGTAATAATTTGTTTGTTCTTGATATGGAAAACGTGATGATGAACAGTTCTTTACCCAGTGCTGAAGTAAAGAAAGTAGCAAATGTTATTCAAGTACAAGCTGATATGTGTAATTGTGGAATATGTAACAGTATACGAGTAAGAACTACTTTGATAAATGTTTCTCCATTGCAGTCAATGACAGCAAGTGATGCTACTTATAATCGTGAATTGAAAAAGAATAATTTACTTATTGAAATATGTCGTAAGTTGAATTATGATATTATATTTTTGCAAATGAATGAAAGTCAAAAATATGGAATAACTGGATGTTGTGATTTTATAACTCCGTTGAATGTAGGGTTTTCAAAATGAAGATGCATATACGTGAATGGATGAACTCACCTGCTGTACTTTCTCTTAAGAAAGAGAGTAAGGGTAAAATGTATACTGAATTGTTTTTTCGTGATCCTATCAGACCTACGTATTTTAATAATGATCTGATGTATTCACCGGCAGATGGTACAATTCTTTATGCTAAGGAATTTAATCCAAATAATTTCCTTGAGATAAAAGGAAAAGATTTTACAGTAAAGGATTTATTAGGAATTGATGATTTTAATGAACGTGCTATTGTAGTGGGAATATTTATGACATCTTATGATGTACACACAAATAGAGTTCCTTGTGATGCTATTTTTGTTGAATCAAAATTTTGTGAAGTAATACAGACACATAATATGTCAATGACTTTACTTGAAGAAAATTTGTTTTATGACTTTGGGTATAAGAAAGATCAAATGTCTTATTTATTCCAAAATCAAAAGAAGACAAGTGTCTTTCATTCAAATATGTTAGGTCAGCGTTTTTATATTGTACAGGTAGCTGATAAAGATATCAATACAATTATTACATACGATGATCAAAAAAGAATGAGGCAATGTTCTCGTTTTGGTCAGGTGCGTTACGGATCACAAGTTGACTTTGTACTGCCATTAAATAAAAAGTTTGATTATGAAATACTTGTTAAGAAACTTGATCATATTGAAGCTGGTCTTGATCCTATTATTAAAATTTGGGCAAGGAGTAAATGATGTTGTTAGGTAGTCATCGTATAATTGGTGGAAGATTTAAATTGGTTACTGATGCAGAAGATTCAGTTCTTTTTGAAAAAGAAATTATTATTCCACTAAACAAAGGGAGAAATTTGTTGCAATACTTTAAAAATTGCGTAGCAAATATACTTTCACCAAACCAAACACTTGTTCGTTTTGTTGTTACAAAAACAGATAGTGAAGGCTATCATTGCGAATTAGGAATATTGAATGATAGTGGTGTTGAGGATCAAACAAATGATTACGTATTTGAATACAAGCAAAGAGAATTTGAAAATGTTGATAAATATAATGTAGTGATGTTGATCCCTACTGGCATAGGTGCAGAGATTGGTGGACATGCAGGAGATGCTACCCCAGTTGCTCGTTTACTTTCCGGTGTGTGTGATACATTAATACTTCATCCGAATGTTGTTAATGCTTCTGATATTAATGAAATACCATCAAATAGTTTATATGTTGAAGGCAGCATTATTAGTAGACTGTTCATGGGGACAGTAGGTTTAAGACGTGTTAGAAGTAATAAGATAGTGATGGTTGTTGATAAGCATAAAGAAAATGAAGTAAATGAATTTGTTATTAATGCTGCGTCTGCAGCAAGAACTACATTGGGTGCTGATATTGAAATTGTTATGATAGATCCACCCACTCACGCTGTTGCTTCATATTCATCTTCCGGTTCTGCTATTGGAAAAGTTGAAGGTATTGGAAGAGTAGTTTATCGTTTACAGCAAATGAAAGATTATGATGCTGTTGCTGTTATTTCACGGGTTGATGTTCCAGAAGAACTGATTGAAAAGTATTTTAAGTCAGGTGGAAAAATTATTAATCCTTGGGGTGGTGTTGAAGCTATGATTACACATTCAATAAGTAGTTTGTTGAATCTTCCATCTGCCCATGCCCCCATCATGCAGACAATAGATGATTTGGATGAAAGTATGGGAGTTGTTGATCCACGTATGGCAAGTGAAGTTATTAGCAAAACATTTTTATATTGCGTACTGAAAGGATTACATACAAGTCCTACAATAGTAACAGACGATATTACACAGTCTGGTGTATTATCTGTAAATGATATTTCATGTCTTGTTATTCCTGATAAGTGTGTAGGTATTCCAGTTCTTGCTGCTATTGAACAGGGTATAACTGTTATTGCTGTTAGAGATAACCGTAATAAGATGGAAAACGATCTGGCAAAATATCCCTTTAAAAAAGGTAAATTATATTTTGTTGATAATTATTTTGAAGCAGCTGGTCTTATAACATCTTTTAGAAAGGGAATAAATGCAGGTGCTATTTCACGTCCTGTTAAAAAAACAGTGATTAAATGAAAAATAAGGTTGAGATTGAAAGTATTATTGGAAAAGAAAAAGGTGGTCATTTTGTTAAAAGTCTATATGGCAAAAGAGGTGTTTTCAAAATATTTTTTGTTGATAAAAATTGTGTAAAATGTGTGGATAAATCATTTGATACATATGGTCATTCAGGGATGTTTAATTTTATTCCTTGTACAGAAATTTGGATTGACAGATTTATCAATAAAGAATTTATACACGAAATAATTAACTCAATTCTAAGAGAAAGAGGTTATTAACCGTGCTATCAAAAGAAACAAATATTGTTGGTGGAAGAGTTGTGAATAAACCAAATCAAATAAATTTTCAAGGTCTTTCAATTACTATTGAAAATCCTGAAGGTTCAGTAAGGGAATGGAAGGGCGAAGAAGGTAAAGGAAAAACATTAATGTATTATAAATACGGGTATATTAATGGAACCGTGGGTGTTGATGGTGAGGAAGTTGATTGTTTTATTGGAAATGATCCATACGCACCAATGGTGTATGTAATTAGATTAGGGAAAGATGATAGGGAAGAAAAAATAATGTTTGGTTTCACAAGTCAAGATGCAGCACGTGATGCATTTCTAGCACATTATCAAAGTTCTGATTTTCTTGGAACAATAATAGAAATGCCAATGCACTTATTTAAAGAAACTTTGGAATAAAAGGAAAATACAATGATAAAGCGAGCGATGAGAAATAAGTCATTTACTGAAGATTCATTTTCCAATTTTATGGCGAATCTTGGATTGGGTACTGACAACCAGATGTCTGCTTCCACTTATTCGTTGAATAACTTGATAAGTAGGAACAGAACATTATTGGAAGCTTCATACAGAAGTAGCTGGCTTATAGGTCAATGTGTTGATGCTATTGCTGAAGATATGACTAAGATGGGAATTACGATGTTGTCAAAGATGAAACCAGATAACATCAATAAACTGAATGTAGCATTAGATGATTTTTATGTTTGGAAGTCTTTGTGTGAAACAATTAAATGGGCAAGACTATACGGTGGGTGTATTGCTGTAATATTAATTGATGGACAAAAATATGAAAACCCTCTTGACCTTGACCGGATAGGAAATAATACATTTAAGGGATTGCTTGTACTTGACCGTTGGATGTGTGAACCTTCCTTAACTGAACTTGTTGATGATATGAACAAAGATTGGGGAAAGCCAAAGTTTTATAGAATGCATACTTCAATAGGAAAGATAAGATTGCCACAATTGAAAATACATTATAGTCGTGTGTTACGGTTTGATGGCATTACTCTTCCATTCTATCAAAAAGTGTATGAGAATTATTGGGGATTGTCCGTTATTGAACGTATGTATGATAGATTGATTGCTTATGATAGTTCAACTCTTGGTGCTGCACAACTTGTTTATAAATCTTTTTTACGTACTATTAAAGTAAAAGGTTTACGTGAAAAGTTGGCAATGGGTGGTCGTGAAGAAAAAGCTATTCTTAAGATGTTTCAATACATCAAAATGATGCAGACAAATGAAGGAATTACTCTTCTGGATGCTGCTGATGAATTTGATATTAAGACAAATTCCTTTGGTGGATTAGCTGATCTGCTAAATCAGTTTGGTGAACAGATATCCGGTGCTACTGGTATCCCCCTTGTTCGATTGTTCGGACAATCACCTGCAGGATTTAGTACGGGTGAAACAGATTTGAGAAATTACTACGATGGTATAAATCGTGAACAGGAAAATACACTACGTCCTAATTTATCAAAGCTGTTGGAAATAATGGGTGTTTCACTATTTGGTGAACGCCTTCCTACTGATTTTGAGTATGATTTCAATTCATTGTGGAAGATGAGTGATAAAGAAAAGGCTGAAATCAATACATCAGTCACTACTTCTATCAGTGAGGCAATAACAGGTGATATCATTACAAAGTCAACTGGTCTTAAAGAATTGCAGCAGTCTTCTCGTGTAACAGGTATATTCACAAATATAACAGATGAAGAAGTTGAAGCCGCAAAAATTGAACAACAAAATGCTCCCCCTCCGGGATTAGGTGGAGAAGAAGGGTCTGAATCTGAATTTGAAAGTGGTGAAGAACATCGTGAACAAAATGAGGAATCAATTGAAGAAGACCCTAAGACAATAATTCCTGAGGTTGAAGAACAAGCCGGAGCTGATAAGAAAAAACGTATTGATTCAGAATCAAAACTTCCCTTGAGTAAAGGGAAAGATAAGAAAGTTATTAATTTAAAAGAAGCTAGAATACTATTTGGTAAAGCTATTAATGAAGCAAAGAAATTTGTTCATGATTCATCTCCTAACAAGGAATGGATAGGTGTTGACTTTGATGCTACGCTTGCCGAATATTATGGATGGAATGATGGTAAGTTGGGTGAACCAATTCCCAAGATGATTGATTATGTAAAAGAACTTTTAGATGATGGTGAAACTGTTAAAATATTTACAGCAAGGGTTGATAACAATCCAGAAGCTGAACATCAAATAAAGTTATGGTGTGCTGAGAATGGATTGCCTGAACTTGAAGTGACCAATAAAAAAGATATGTGGATGAAAATGTTACTTGATGATAGAGCAAAACAAGTTAAGGCAAATACTGGAAAAATTATTGATATTGACACTGAAAAACTTGATATTTCAGGTAGTCTTATAAAAGATTTTGAAGAGCAAAAACATCCTCGTGCCAAAGGTGGAAAACATGCCGGTGAATTTACAGCTAAAGGAAGTGGAAGTAGTTCTTCAAGTAATTCTGAAAAGACAAAAGTAAAACGTGCTGAGCGTGGAAAATACGAAAAGCATAAAGCAGGAAAGGATGCAGAATTTTCAGCAGTAAAAAGGGATAAAGATGGAAGTATGAAACTATCAGATGGTAAACCATTGCCAAAACATCTTTCATCTTTAAAGATGCCACCTGCTTATAAAGATGTAAAAGTTAATCCAGATCCTAAGGGAAGTTTACTAGCAACTGCTATTGCAGAAAATGGAAAGAAGCAATGGTTTTATTCAAAGAAACATGATGAACAAACAACAAAACAAAAAGATGGAATGATAAAAGATCTTAGTAAGAATTATGCTAAGATAGACAAACAAGTTGAAAAGGATTTATCAAAAGGAAATGAAAACGCTCTTATTACAAAATTAGTTTCTCATACCGGAATAAGGATTGGCTCTACTGAAAAACAACTTGGTGAGAAGAAAGCTTTTGGTGCTACACTATTAGAATCACAGCATCTTATTCCACAAAAGGATGGTTCACTTAATCTTGAATTTACAGGCAAAAAGGGTGTTGATAATGTATTTAAAGTAAGTGATCCTGCATTAGTTAAACAACTTCTTAAGTTGAAGAAAGAACATAAACAGGGTGAAAAAATATTTGCCACGAATTACAATGAATGCTTGAAGTATATAAAGAGTTTGGATGGAGGCAGTTTTACACCTAAGAATTTTAGAACGAAAGTTGCTACAGATTTAGCTGTAAAAGCTGTTTCTGAGACTGAACCTCCTACATCAGAGAAAGAATATAAAAAAGCTGTAAAAGCTGTGGCAAAACAAGTTGCGGAGAGATTAAATAATACCGCAGGAGTTACTTTACGAAAATATATTGTTCCCAGTGTTTGGTCTGACTGGCGTAAGAAAGCAGGTATAAAATGACAAAAGGTAAACTTATAAGGGTTTTAAATAATCTTTTGCCACGAGGCACCTGCGAGCATGATTTAAGGGTAAGATAGGGGTAATTACAGAGGGTATTGAGGTAAGTATATGAGTAAAAAATTTGTTAAAGATGAAGATCAAGAAATTGACTGGAGAAAGATACAAAAAGATAGAGAAGCTGCTGGGGATATTGAAGATCCTGACGGTGAAGATGATGATGTAGATGATATTTCAACGCAGGAAATTATTAAACAAATAGGGTTTGATCCTGATGAAGCAGAAGACGAAACCAAGTAGAATATTCAGCTGGTCACTTACAAAACGTATTGAGAATCAATACAGACGTGACCTTGTAGCTATTAGCAGAGAAGTTGATAAAATAGTCAAGAATTACTTATTTGTTAATAAACCGAATTTTGGTGCAAAACTTAAAATCGCTGATATTAGAGGATTGGAAATAAAATTAAAACAATATTCTGCTCGGATAGTTGATTGGGGAAAAGCTTCAGTTGGAAGAATGATTGGTTCTCTTGAAAAAAGTGATTTAGCAATGTGGGAACGTCATTCAAAGGAGATAAGTAATTTATTACGACGTGAACTAACAAAGGGAGAGATTCATGACAGGATGCAGGAATATATGGATGATAATGTTGATTTGATCACATCACTACCTTTGAAAGCTGCTGAACGTGTTCATCATCTTGTCAATAATAATTTAAAGACTGGAGCACGTGCTGAGACATTAATTGCTGAATTACTTCAAACTGGTAAGGTTACAGAATCACAAGCTAAAACAATAGCAAGAACGGAAACGTCACGTGCTGCTACAGGATTAGTAAAAGCAAGGGCGGAGAGTATTGGGATAGAATGGTATGTGTGGAACTCTACAGTGGATTCAAGATTGCGGGGCAGTCATAAATTTATGAATAAAGTTGTATGCCCTTTTAATGATCCTCCAGATCCAGAGAAATTATCTGGTGAAGGAAAATCGTATGGGAATTATCTTCCTGGTGCTACATTTAATTGTCGTTGTTTTCCTGCTCCAGTTGTTCTTATAGAAGATATACATTTTCCAGCAAGAGTTTATTACAAAGGAAAAATTGTTAAAATGAATAAAGAACAGTTTCTAAGTATTCCAGGTAATGAAGAATATAGGAAGGCTGCTTAATAGAATTAAAATATTGGAGGATAAATTATGTTAGTGAATCAAATTGAAAGCTGTGATGGAAAGAGAATTAGTCATAAACCGTTTGGAAGTAAGAAGTTGACGAAGGATGATGTAAATTGGAATTGTTGGGTCTTATTAGATAAAGATACAGGAAAAGTTTTTAAAAAAGGTCTAACTGAAACTGAAGCAAGAACAATTATTAAAAATAATCCTGGAAAGTATGAACTTAAAGCAGAATCAAAAGATGGTGATACTTTCACTCAAGATCCCCCGACGAAGGATTCTTATTTTTCTAAAGGAGATAAAGTTACAGCAAAGGTTACTGCCCAAGGAATGATTAAGGGAGAAAAATACACAGTAACAGGTATTGATCAAGATACAAAGCATTCTGGACCTTGGGGAGATATTATTTCTTATGAATTAACATCTTCAAAGGGTAAAAAGATTTGGGTTGGAAATTCTCATCTTTTACTAACAAAAGACAAATACATTGCAAAGGATGAAGATAAAATGTATTGTGTTAAAGATTTTTCAACCGGAAAAATTATTAAAGATAACTTAACAAAGGAACAAGCTGAAAAGTTAACATTTTCTTTAAATAATAAATCGAAAGATATTAGATATAAAGTTTCAAAAATGATAAAAGACAAATACACTGGTGATCCTTTACGTGAAGGAAGTAGTCAATCTACAGTATCTCATAATATATCGGTTGAACGTAATGCAGGGAAGAAACAGTCTCAAGCTGTTGCAATAGCACTTAACAAAGCTGGGAAGAGCAAAGATAGTAGTAAGGTGAAAGATAAATATGATCCAATTTTAGAAAAATTAAAAATTCATTTAGAAGAAGCTAAGAAAAGTGGAGATGAAAATAAAATTAAAATTGCCAAAGATAGAATAAAAAGATATGAATTTGGGGAGTCAGCAAAAGTTGGTGATTCAGCAGATGATGTTACACTTTGGGTGTATTTTAAAGGAGATGAAGGAAAAGAAATAAGAAGTATTATGAGTGGAAAAAGGTCAGATGGTTCTGGCACAAATATGATTACAGGTGAGGAAGATATTTCATACTCATTTAAATCAAAGAAGGAAGCTGAGTCTTACAAACAAAAATTACTTTCAAAAATACCAAAAATAAAAGTAAAAATATACGATTCAATAAGTACCAAAACTTTAAAAGCACTTGATTCTTTGAAGAAGGGAACTGTGTAACTAATGGTGATGTTAGACAAGTATATGAAAGTTTTTGGAATGATCTTAATCCAAATTCTAAAGACATAGTTAAAGTAGATAATGTTGTTAAATTATAAAAGGTAAATAATTATTATGGTAAACGATGCAAAGAAAAGATTTTATATTGAAGAACAATTAAGTGAGCACATGGGGGAAACTCCTGAAGGCTTTTTAATTGTTACTGATGTTCCAATTGCTAGGACAGGAGAACAAATTTATAAAGCGGATGAAGTTCCTATTGAACCAAATTCGTCTGGTCTAGTTACAATTAAAAGAACTGAAGAAGAAGTTTTTAAACCAGATGCTATAAAATCTTTTGAAAGTAAACCGTTTACACTTGACCACCCCAAAGAGATGGTTACTCCTGAAAATTGGAAAGAATATGCTCATGGTGAAGTAACAAACATAAGGAGAGGAGTTGGTGAATTTGTTAATTTTTTAATAGCTGATATTATTGTTAAAACACAGAAAGCTATTGAAATGATAAGAGGAGGTATGCGACAAATTTCGTGTGGTTACGATGCTGAATACGTTCAACTTGAAAAGGGCGTAGGAATGCAGACAGATATCACCGGGAATCATGTTGCCCTAGTTATGAAAGGAAGAGCGGGAAATAGATGTGCAATCAGTGATAAGGAATGTTCTGGTTGTGGAAATTGTAAATGTAATCCTAAATTAAAAAATCTTTATAAGGAGGACGAAGATGCTATGAAATTTAAAGCAAAGCTAAAAGGAGTTTATAAGCAACGCATATTAGATGAAGATTTTAAAAAGCTTCCTGATGATGAAAAAGCTGATAAACTCGCAGATGATGCTGTTGAAGCTGTAGAAGCTGAAGGTGCCGATCCTGATAACCTTCCACAGAAAGATGCAGATGAGGAGGATCCTAATGAAATGGAAAAGGATCGTAAGACAAAAGATGATGATCAGTTTACAAAACTGGATAGTAAGATTGATCGTCTGATAGGAATTATTGAAAAGTTTGTTGAAGCAGCTTCTTCTATTAAAGAAGCAGTTGGTGCAGATGCAGATCCTGATCCGGCTGATGACCCTCAGAATATGGATGGGGATGATCCTGATGAGAATTTGGAAAATCAGGATGCTGATCCTGCAAATCCTGATAAGGTTGAAAAACCTGAAAATCAGGATTCAGATGAAGATCCTGATGAAAATCTAAATGATGATGCCGATCCTGAAGATGAAGAAAAGAAAGCAGCGGCAGCGTGTGATTCAATGTGGAATGATATTTCCTACCGTGCTGATTTGCTTTATCCTGGAATCAGGTTGGCAAAACCGGCAAAGGATCATGCAAAGAGTTTGGAAAAACTTCGCCAGAAAGCTTTAAAATATGCTTTGACAAATGATGCAGCTATCGCTGGTATGATTGATGTTAAAGATGTTGGTAAGCTGACAGGTAAAGCTTTACAAATTGCGTTTAGAGCAGCTTCTGATTTTACACGGGATAAGAATAATAGATCAGTACGTGATTCTATTATTACAGACACAGGAAAGGTTGTGAATACTATCAAAGGTATACAACAGCGTAACAGAGAATTTTGGAATAGTAAAAACAAATGATATTAAATAGGAGGTAACTTATGAGTGACAAGAGTGTATTTTACAAAAGGATGCCGGGAGGTATTGCTGGTCAGGTAACACGTGAAGAGATGGCAAAGAAAGAGCCGCAGATGATGAGTCCTACTGCTCCTCCTCTTTTCTATGGTATTCCTGTTAAGATGGATGGGAATGGAAAAATAACTTTCATTACAGATGCTGGTGATAAAATTCGTGGGTTCTTAACACGTCCGTATCCTGTTCAAGAAGAAAGTATTAATTATGAAGGATTTTCAATGGGTCAACCTTCAGTCAAACAACCGTGTGATATTCTCCGTAGTGGTTATATGATGGTTCAATGTCTTGCAGGAACTCCTGTTCTTGATGGTCAGGTTTATGTCCGTTGGGGAAATGATTCAGGAACGCAGGGAACTATTGAAGCCGTTACAAGTGGAAATCAGGTCGCTATTACAGGTGCTTATTTCCTTGGTGGAGCTGATGCTGATGGCAATGTTGAAATTGTCTATAATATTTAATGGAAAGGAGGATATAAACTATGTTTAAATCAAACATGATGACTTTTGATAAAGATACCATGGATAGTACTGGCTCTTTCCTTGTGGGAGAGTTAGAGCGTTTGGATCAAACACTGCATGAACCGTTGTATGATGTTACGTGGACACGTGATATTGATTTACGTGAAGACGTTTCAATTGCTGATGAAGTAAGCAGCTTTTCATTGAGTTCATTTGCGGCAGCTGGTTCCCCGAATCCTCAGGGTATAAACTGGATTGGTAAAAATTCAAATGCTATTCCGGGAATTGCGTTGGATATTGCGAAGCAGTCCCAACCTTTGATTCCTTGGGGCATGGAAATTGGTTACACCATTCTTGAACTTTTAAGTGCTCAGCAGCTTGGTCGTCCAGTTGATGCACAGAAACATGCTGGTATGGCTATTAAATACCAGATGGATATTGACCAAATGGTTTATGTTGGTGATGTTGCAGTTACTGGTAAATATGGTATGCTCAATTCACCGTCAGTTAATGTTGCTGCTGTTGCTGCCGGAGGTAGTGGCTATACACAGTGGGAAGAGAAAACTGCTGATGAGATTTTGGAAGATGTCAATGCCCTTCTTTATCAGGGCTGGAAACAAGCTGGTTATGCCGTTTGCCCAAGTAAGCTTTTGCTTCCTCCGGAAAAGTTTGCATACATTCTTAGCCAAAAAGTAAGTACTGCTGGTAATGTTTCAATTCTTTCATTCCTTGAGGATAATTCAATTGCTCTTAAGAAAAATGGTAAGAAATTGGATATTCAACCTGTTAAGTGGTTGGAAGGTTTGGGAACGCCGATGGGTTCTCCGTTACAGGCTACTGATCGTATGGTTGCTTATACGCAGGATGTCAATCGTGTACGTTTCCCGTTAGTTCCTATTCAGCGTACCCCGTTGGAATATCGTAGTTTGTCGCACCTCACCACCTATTATGGTAGGATTGGTGTTGTGGAAATAGTCTACGCATCATGCATGTATTACGCTGATGGCATTTAGGAAATCAATTATTTCTTAAAAAGGAGAAATGATATGAGTAAAAAGGTCAAGATCAAAACTAAGAGAGTTATCACCCTTTCGGATGATAAGAAGACTCGTCTTGATATTGGTGTTCACGATATAGACGAGGAACAATTTAATCATTGGTTTATTCAGGGACTGATAGCTGTAGGAGATGTCAAGCTTGTTGGTAAGCAATCTGATAAGCTATCAGTCTTACCTGAAAGCCATCAGGTAAAAGTATTTTCACCTGTGGCAAAATCAAAGATTACTGAACTTCCCAAAGTAGGTTCTAAATTAAAAGAAGAAGAACCTACGGAAGAAAAGAAGCGTGTTCCAAGAGTTAAGAAATCAAAAACAGAAGATGTTGAATCTAAAACTGCATAGGTGAATTATGTGTGTGCCAATTGACTTATCAACTTTTGCTGCTAAATTTAGAACGGATTTTACAGAGTTTGCTAATACTACAAATTTCCCAGATAGTGTAATATTATTTTGGGCAGGATTGGGTATTAAACTTATGAATCCGAAAAGATGGGGTGAGATACTGTATGAAGGATTGGAATTGTGGGTTGCTCACAACGTCACATTGTCGGCAAAAGATAATGCTTCTGTTAATGATGGTGGTCTTCCAGGGGATAGTTCAGGTGTAATTTCTAATCAAAGTGCAGGTGGCGTGAATGTTAGTATTGATACAGCAGCTGCTCTTGAAGCAGAAGGTGGGAATTACAATCTGACTCCCTATGGAACACGATTGAAAAGATTGATTGATATTGTTGGCTGTGGAGGTGCTCAATTGACATGATAAAAGGTGTTGTGAAATCTTTTGTTAAACTTGATTTAACAGAAAAGCTTATAAAGCAATATCATGAAATTACTAAGTCTTCTGTATTGGTTGGTATTCCTGAAGACAAGGATTCCAGAAAAGAAGATGAAAATGGTAAAGTTCCTATTGGTAATGCTGCATTAGCTTATATTCATGACAATGGTTCTCCGTTGCAAGGAATCCCAAAACGTGAATTTATGAAGCCAGGAATCAAAAAAGTTAGTGATAAAGTTTCAAATGAATTTCTTCAAGCAGCTGCATGTAAGATGAATGAAGATGATGAAGGTGTTAGAAAACATTTGAACAGGGCTGGGATGATTGCATCTAACAGTATCAAGCAAGTTATTAATGAAGGTGATTTTACTCCTTTAAAACGTGGTACAAAATTGGGACGATTGAGGAAGTTAAAAGGTGCTAAGAAGTGGGATACTGATAAGCGTGAAGATGCAATGGAATCATTTCATCCACTGGTTTCTTCTGGGCAAATGCGGAACGCTGTGACTTATGTGGTGAAAACTGATGAATAATTCACTGATGAAAAGAGTAACACGTAGCCCTTTACTTAATTCTCAAGCTTTGACAATTTTGAGAAGTGTAGGTGAAGAAGTTGATGGTCGGTGGGTTGAAGGCACACCAATTATATTAAATATAAGAGGTGTTGCTTCACCTTCTACCCAAAAAGAATTAAGACAATTACCAGAAGGTGATAGGGTAACTGGAGCAATAACTTTTACAACTGTGGATGAATTATTTGTTT